ACAAACTTGAGGATGCCCCTCAACCGACTTGCAATGTGGACAATCCTGCTGACTGCGACTCTTGCGGTAGTTAGCAGTTGCGCTACTGTGAAACCCGTCCTTCAGAGTGTAGTTGTAAAGGACACGGTGATTGTCACGCAGACAAAGTACCTAACCGACACGCTCGAACTGTTCAAGGACACGACAATTTACCAAGACAAGGTACGCCTGCAACTTCAGTACATAGACCGAAAGGTGTACGTTGAGGCAACGTGCTTGCCTGATACCATCCGAGTCACACAGACCAAGATTCTAACAAAGGAGAAGAAGCAGAGGGGATGGACTCTTGAGGGAGGAGCAGTTTTGCTTATGCTTATTTTGGTGGGTGGCTACATCGTTAAGCGTTGGGTAGATAAACTCACCGAGTAATTATACCCTTTAAGATATAATACAGCCGTTTTAAGCGACTTTATACCTAAAGGGGTATAGTTTTATGTCTTAATGTATTTAGATGCGTTAAAACGCAACTTCTTTATTTAGTTGATTTCTTAGTTAAGCTATAAGTTGACTAACTACTAATTTAAATCAAGTTAATAGTTGATTAATTAGTTAAGTTAAGTAAGTTAACTATTCAACTTTGATAAAAAACAAAATAAAATTGACATAGCAAAGCCCTTATGCTAATTTGTAATAATTCTAAATAGTGAATGACCACATCTACATTTATTGGGATGATGTACCTTTGGCAAATGACACCAAAGTACTACATCGGCAAGACGTTGAAGATAGAGGCGAAGGATGTTGTGATGGACTTCCAACCCGATAATTACAACTTGGGTACGGCTCTAACTTACATAATGCGAGCAGGCAAGAAACCTCACAACCCTATCTGCGATGACATCCGCAAGGCTATCGCACACCTACAATTTGAACTTGAACGACAGGATGAGCAACGAGCAACAAGCGAAGGAAGCCAAACAACAACAGGCAAGTATGCAGTACTATACTAACCCTGCCAAACGCAGGAAGATAGACTTTATCCTTGAGGAGTGCGCTACGCTGATGGCTAACTGCGACTCGGACTACCAATCTCGCCAACAGGCGAAATATAAAGAGCAGGAGCTACTCGGTGAGATTGCCAAGATAGACCTGCACTTCGCCATCCAATGCGGCTATCTGATTCCCGACAACTAACCTACAAGGTCGTAGTAGGCAAGGTTCCAAGCCTTAACGCCTTCTACGCTTCCAAGCATTGGACAGTCCGAGCCAAAGCCAAAGAGAAGCATTGCGGTGAAGTCTTGCAACAACTGCAACAGTTGGACAAATACGAGATTGCCCACGTTGAAATAAAATGCAGAGTCCACTACCGCTACGACTTGGACAATAGCGTGATGGCAATTAAGTTCGCCCTTGATGCTTTCAAGACTTGGGGTGGAGTGAAGGATGACTCACCCAAATACGTGGACAGAATCAAGATGACCTACGACCCCTCCCTTCCAAAAGACACCGCAGAAATTACATTTACGGGTTGGGTGGTAACAGAATAAGTTGTATATTTGTATAACTTAAAACCAATCAGTTATGACTTTATCTTTTTCTTCAGACGTTTACACCGAAATGGTGCAAGTGCAACAAGCACAAATCCAAGCACTTCAAAACAAGGTATCAGAGCTTGAAGCTCGTATTGAGGTTTTGGAGCAGCAAGCAATTTTATTTATCTAAAACCAATCTATACTATGCCTAAAATTATTTCAATCACCCCAACAGGGCAATGGCAAGACCTCTTTAAGTTAGAGATTCGCTTCGACAATGGCGACTTCGGTACTGCCTTTGCCAAATCACAGACCCCTCCCTACGCAGTAGGCGATGAGGTTGAGTACACCAAGAACGAGAAAGGCACGGTGAAAATCCAACGCCCTAACTCTTTTGGCGGTGGAGGGTACACACCATCAGCTTCATCAGCATCTTCATCTGCGCCTAAAAATAACGATGAGCGCTCACTTTCAATCATTCGCCAAGTGGCTCTAAAGGCTGCGGTTGAATACGCTTGTGCTGCGAAGCACGATGTGAACACCATCCTTGCCAACGCAGAGACTTTTAACGCTTGGATGACAGGTGCGAGCGCAGCTCCTGCCTCACACACCGAGCATTTTGCAAATCGCAACGACCCTTTCTGATTGGTTTTTAAATAGGTCGTCGCGTGAAGCCCCTCTACGGAGGGGTTTTTTTATGTCAATTATTTTGTTATATTTGTTGCAACCAATTAGAAACAATGATACATCCCGACTTACTATCTAACGAATCTTCGTTACCATACCTGCAACGTGCGCTCAAGGGCAAGTACTACGACACGGGCAAACTTGGTGTATATGAGATAGACCAATACCTTCGACTTAAAGACGGTGAATTTGTGGTAGTAGTAGGCCACGCTAACGTAGGCAAGACCCACACGCTGCTTTACCTAATGCTTTTGCAATCGTATAACTTCGGCAAGAAGTGGCTTATCTACTCCGCAGAAAACGAAGTGCCAAGCCTAAAACGAAAGCTCATTGAGTTCTTGGTCTGCAAGCCGATACAAGGAATTGATGAAGGTATGATGTATCGAAAGTTGGACTTCATCAACGAGTACTTTCAATTTATAGACGGCAACAGGCTATTCACCGCATTTGAACTTCTTGAGGTAATGAACTCTATTAAGAATGAGTGGAACTACACAGGTGCTTTAATAGACCCCTACAATTCTTTAAGTACCGACCAAAAGAAACTTGGAAAGACAGGGATGCACGAATATCACTATGAGGTAGCCTCTGCCCTTCGGGTCTTTGCTCATAAAAACAACATCACAACAATAGTGAACGCTCACCCTGTAACCGAAGCAATGCGCAAGACATTCTACAAAGGCCACCCGTACGAAGGGATGGCGATGCCTCCAAATACATCCGATATTGAAGGTGGAGGCAAGTGGGGCAACCGCAGCGATTGTGTACTTGTGATTCACCGTTTTGCTGCTCATCCTCAAGATTGGATATACACGCACATCCACGTTCGTAAAGTCAAGGAGATGGAGTCGGGAGGGCGCATAACGCCCCTTGAAACACCGCTTGTTTTACAGAGCGTATTAGGTAATGTTGGTTTTGTTATCAACGGGCGTAACTTGCTGCCAATTAAATTAGATGAAACACCTGCTCGCGATGTACCCTTCTGACGATAGCCACGACCTATACATTAGGGAGAAGCAGTTGATGCTCGCGGGTACTGCGATGTGGTTGGCAAAGCAAGCAGCAGACAAAGCAAACGGCAGAGAAGTACAGGATGACCTGCTTCACCACGTTATGAGCTGCCATTACGCAGACCTTCTCTTGCAGCAGTTTATTGACTACCGACAATTCACCGAAGGCAAAATGAACGAGATGTACTTGGCTAACTCAAAGCTGCGAGTTGATGCCGAGCAGATGATATACGAGATACAACGCTTACAGGGAATTATTGAGGACTCGTTATGAAGCAAATCCTATCACCCTTTCAGAAGTACGAATGCTTTGCAGTAGATGGAGTGGACTACCTCGTTGTGGACTACACCATCGTGCAAGATAAAGATGACAATTTAGTGGAGTGGGCAAGTGAGATGAAGTTCAAAAGACTAAAAGACCACAAACACTTTACTATGCCGATAACCAAAGTAATAACCAATCATAAAGAGGGCAGGGCTCAACTCTGCAAATGCAAATGAGACCATTTGAACTACGTCAACTAAAAGTATCTAAAGAGCAATACTTCGCACGCTTGGGCTTTCCCGATAACGGAGGCCGCGCACACAAGGAATCTACCGCAAGAGCAGCATTCGTTTCCGCATTCCGAAACCACGCTACCCTTCACGAATTAGGGGAAGCCATAGACAAAGACCATAGCTCGGTTGCGTATGCCGTAAGGATGCACAAAGACCGCCTTATGTACGGGGACTATCAGCACTACTACAAAGTGGCTTGCTGCGTTCTTGAAGAGAATCCTATGGCTTGCATTGACAAGCCCGACTTTGAATCTTTGCAGGTTGAACTAAATAAACTAAACGAAGTCGTTGCTGAGTTATCTAAGTATAAAGAATTATACCTAACTCTAAAACGCACCTTTGATGAATTTTAAAGTAAACATTTGGCCTCTGACAGGATTGTTGCTTGGCGTAAACTACGCCTCTACGACTGACCAAGATGGCGATGATTTACAACACGAGCTTCAGTTCGCTTTGTTTGTGATAATTTTTGAAATCACTTGGGACTCCTCGCAGTATTAGCAAAGCGACAGACGGATTGGATTCGGATGTGCAAGAGCTTCGGGGCAAGTGATGACCTTGCTCAAGAGCTTGTACAGGAAATGTACGTTCGGTTGTACAAATACGTTGATGACGCAGAGAAAATAATGTACAACGAAACGGAGGTAAACACCTTCTTCGTGTACGTTACCCTGCGCAATATGTACGCCACCTTGATGCGCCAACGAGCAAGATTTGAATTTGTAGACGTTGACATTTTGGAGGAGTTTATCTTTGAAGATACCAACGAAGATGCAGAGGTGCAGCTAATCCAACTCTACGACAGGGTATGGTCAACACAAACCGATTGGCATTGGTACGACAAAAAGATATTTGCGCTATACCACAACACCGATATGTCCATTCGCACGTTAGCGGATGAAACCAAGATTTCAGCACGTTCAATATTCAACACACTAAAAAATGCAAGAGAGCGAATCCAAGAAGACTGCCAAGACACCTACGAAGCGTACAAAGAAGCCAAGCGGCTTGGGTGATACCATTGAGCAAATCACAACTGCCACAGGCATCAAGGCTGCGGTAGATTGGTTTAGTGAAGCCACAGGCGTTGACTGCGGTTGCGATGCTCGCAAGGAGAAACTGAACAAGCTATTTCAGTACAGGAAACCCGAATGCTTGACTAAAGAGGAGTACGAGTTTATTGGCAAGATGCGAGGCAGGAACACCGTGACTGCGATTGAACAGACGGAAGTGAATAGAATCTACAACCGAGTCTTTAAGGATTCGGTAAAGCCCACCAACTGCGGTTCTTGCTTGAGAGGTAGGTTGCAGGAGCTTGAGGCCCTTTACAACGCCTATTAGTGTTTTACACTATTGACATCCCCAACACTTTATTTAGTGAGCTGAACAAGAACTCACAGATAAACCAATTTTTTAGTAAGGTGTATGTCGGTGAGTGTATGCGCTTAATATCTGACTACTACGAGAGCAGCACCTTAAACACCCAAGAAGGGTGGCAGGAATACTACAAAGAGGTGCAGGGCTTCGAGGGACTTACCGTTGTATTTGAAGAATTAAAGAGCAGGCTACCGAATGTTGAGGAGCAACAGATTAAAAAATACATTTGGCATCGTGTAATCGGTCAGACGTGGAACGGCTACCAAAAGGAGCTGATTGTAGTAAAGGAGCTAAACGCTGCGTTCCCCGATGCACACTTTAAGAAGACCACCTTCAATATTGACCACGACTACTGCATAGATGCGGAGATGTTCTACAACAAAACCCTGATGCTTGGCTTGCAGATTAAGCCCGAATCCTACAAGGCGATGGGCAGCCCATACCAACTCCGTGCAAAGGAGGCGCATCGCGCCAAAAATGAGCGCTACAAGCAGGAGTTTGCACCTTATGTGTATGTTTACTACGGAAAGGAAGGCATCGCAGATAAGGAGCAACTTTACAATCAGATAGACCTGTTCCTGCACTATACCAATAGTTAAGGGGCAGTAGCCCTTTTTTTATTTATTTTTTTTTAAGTGTTAATAATTAACTTATTTGTTATATATTTACACATAGATAAACCAATCAATTAAATAAAACCAATCAAAATGTTTAATAAATACAAATGGCTCGATGAGCAAAAAGAATCGTTAAAAGAATATATTAACGCAGAAGTTGCTAATGGCAATACTCCCGACTACGGAGAGCTTTGTGAACAGCTTCAGAATGACATTGACAACGATGTTATTTACTACAATGTTTGTTGGGACATTTGCAAAGAGCTTGCTCAGTGCAACGAGTGGGACAAGATGGAACTTGGTCCAATAACAAACCTTGCCCAA